GATGGGCGGTAAGGTTAAGCCCAAGGGTATGAAGATGGGCGGTAAGGTTAAGCCCAAGGGTATGAAGATGGGCGGTAAGGTTAAGCCCAAGGGTATGAAGATGGGCGGTAAGGTTAAGCCTAAAGGTATGAGAAATGGTGGAGTAATACAAGGAACACCAGCATCTCAAGTATCTGGGACTAAGTTTAAAGGTGTGTTTTAAATGACAACATCCAACTCTAGAGATTTTGAACTAGATGTAGGTGAGATAATAGAAGAAGCCTACGAACGGTGTGGACTTGAAGTTCGCACCGGCTATGACGCTCGAACAGCTCGTCGTTCTTTAAACTTGATGTTCGCGGAGTGGGCTAATCGTGGTTTAAATCTTTGGACTGTAAATCAAGAACTTGTTACTTTAACATCAGGCACAGCGGCGATCACTGTGTCGGATGATGTTGTGGATATTCTTGAAGTTATTGTGCGTAGGAGCAGTACCGACTACGATATAACCAGAATAAGTCGTGGCGAATATGGAACAATTGCTAATAAGACTACAACAGGACGACCCAGCCAATACTTTTTTGATCGTCAGATAACTCCTATTATTAACCTCTGGCCTGTGCCTGAGAACTCTACAGATCAGATATTGTATTATTACGTTCGTAGAATACAGGACGCAGACACTTTGGTGAATACCACGGATCTTCCTTTTCGATTTTATCCTTGTATGGTCGCAGGTCTTTCTTATTACTTAGCGATGAAGAGAGCTCCTGAAAGACTACAGATGTTAAAAGTTGTTTACGAAGAAGAGTTTCAGAGAGCCTCGGATGAAGACGAAGGCAGAACTCCTCTTAAACTTCAGCCTAGTATCCAGTATTTGAGGGTGTAAATGGCTTATGCTAGTGGAAGATATGCTTACGGAATTTCAGACAGATCGGGCTTTCGATATCGTCTGAAAGATATGAAGAAAGAATGGAATGGTCTTCTTGTTGGTCCAGATGAGTTTGAGCCGAAACACCCACAAATCATGGTTTCAAGACACGCAACTGATCCTCAAGCACTAAGAAACGCTCGGCCAGAACCAAATATTGAAGCAGAGAGGGTAATTCAATATGGGTTTAACCCTGTAGGATATAATGATTATAACAATTTTGTTTCAAACAACTTGGTTGCTGCGGCCTCCATAGGAACAGTAACGGTGACAACATGAGCTATACATACACTCAACTAAAACAAGCAGTACAAGATTTTACACAGAACGATGAAGTGACCTTTATAAATAATCTTCCCGTGTTTATAAAAACTGCGGAAGAAAGAATTTTAAAAAATGTTCAACTTACTTTGTTCCGAAGAAACGTATCAGGAACCGCAACAAATGGGAATCAATTTCTTGCAGTCCCTTCTGACTATCTTTCTTCGTTTTCTTTAAGTCTTGCTGGAGCTGACGGGAACAAGTTTTTTTTAGAAAAGAAAAACATTAGTTTTCTTCAAGAATATACTCCTAATTCTTCTACAACGGGGTCTTCCCGATATTATGCTGATTATGACATTAACAATTTTATACTAGCACCTGCTCCCAACGCCGCTTTTACTGCGGAGTTGCACTATTTTTATAGGCCAACAAGTATTACATCGAACACTTTTTTACTTACTCTTGTTCCGGTCATTGGGACTTTTACAACGAGTGACACAATAACGGGAGGTACTAGCGCAGTTAGTACTACTGTAAATGCCGTGCCGTCTTCTACTACATTAACCGTTGAGATCCCTGGAGGTTCTTTTTCTGTTGGAGAAACAATAACGGGTAGTTCTAGTGGTGCGACGGGAACGTTGTCTTCTATCGGTGCGGACACAGCATTAACTTGGTTAAGTGAAAACGCTGATATGGCTCTATTATACGGGTCTTTGATTGAAGCGTATATTTTTATGAAGGGGGAACAGGATGTTATGGGCATGTACAATCAAAGGTTTCAAGAAGCGATAGTAGGTGTTAAGATGCTGGGAGAAGCTAAAGAACCTATTGATGAGGATAGGGCTGGATTGTTAATAAGGGATAGACAATAATGTTAACAGAACCAATAGGAATTACAGTCGGATCAGTAGGGGTTCAGACAACGGACAACAGAGGGTTCACTCCAGAAGAAACAGCGATGCGATGTGTTGATAAGATTATAGGTATATCGGACAATGCACATCCTGCAATACGAGATCAGGCTCACGCCTATCGAAAAGAAATGGAAAAAATAATTGCAATTTATATGGTTCAGGCTATTAAAAGCGATAGAACTACGGTATATAATGCAATTAAAGATTCTGGAAACCTTAAACTTGCCGAATATATAAGGAGAATGTAATGGCTTTTAATGGCAATTTTTTATGCACCTCGTTCAAAGTAGAACTAATGAAGGGGGTACACAATTTTACAGCAGCAAGTGACCAGTTTAAAGTAGCTCTGTACGACAACAGTGCTACCTTTACCGCTGCGACTACTGCGTACACCTCAACCAACGAAATCAGCGGTACAAACTATACTGCTAAAGGAAACTTTTTAACAAGTGTGACACCTGTGGCTAGTAGCACAACAGCTTTAACTGATTTTGCAGATGAAGTGTTTAGCACCGTAACAATATCAGCAGTACGAGGAGCTTTGATATTTAATGAAGCAGCTACTAGTGACCCAACAGTTTGTGTATTAGATTTTGGTGCAGATAAAGCAGCAAGTTCTGGTGATTTTACGATTGTGTTTCCAACTGCCGATGCGAGTAATGCGATTATCAGGATAGCCTAATGTCTATCAACAACGTAGCTGCATTTCAAGGTTGGAATAGTTCCGTACAAGGTTGGAACACGGGAACTTGGAATACGAACGTAGCTTATTCGGTTACTGCTACAGGTAGTGTTGGTGCTGTAACAGGTATTACATCTATAAGTGTTTCTGTTACAGGGGTTGCAGGAACATCTGCGTTAGGTAATATATTTTCTACAAATGTAGGAGTGAGTGCAACAGGAGGTGTTGGTTCTACAACCGTTGTTGGTCTTGCTAATGTTTCTGTTACAGGAGTTGCAGGGACCTCTGCAGTTGGTTCTACAACCGTTGTTGGTCTTGCTAATGTTTCTGTTACAGGGGTTGCAGGAACATCTGCATTAGGTAGTTTCTTTACCACAAATACAATGGTAACGATGACCGCTTCTGTAAACAGTGCGACGGCAGAGACTGTTGGCGAGGCAAACATAGAAGTAACAGGAGTAAGCGCAACTGGGCTAGTGACCGCTATAACGGACTTTCCTGTAGTTTGGGGGCAGATTATACCTAGTCAAACCCCCAATTTTAGTGCAATATCACCTAATCAAGATCCTTCTTGGACAGACGTAGCAGCATAGAGGTAAATAAACATGGCAAGTGTATATACAAATGATCTAAGATTAGAAGAAATTGGGTCAGGAGAACAATCAGGGACGTGGGGGGATACAACCAACACGAACCTAGAACTTATAGCAGAAGGTCTTAGTTTTGGAACAGAGGCCATAACAACAAATGCAAATACGCATACTTCCACAGTTGCGGATGGAGCTTCCGATCCTGCCCGTTCTATGTATATTAAATACACAGGAGCTTTAGATTCTGATTGTACAATCACAATTGCTCCAAATACTTTATCTAGAGTTCACATTATTGAGAATGCCACTACGGATAGTGGAAGTTCTGGCCCCTACAATATACTTATATCGCAGGGTGATGGCGATGCAAAGGTAACTATTCCTAAAGGCCATAAAAAGGTGGTTTATTTAGATGGTGCAGGTTCTGGAGGTGTTGTTGTTGATGCCTTTACCGATTTAAATGTTCCTAGTCTTTTTGTTAAAAACCCCGGAACAGGAGACAATAGTACCGCTTTATTGACTTTGCAAACAGCGGAAGCTGACATTGCAGCGAACGATGTATTAGGAAAAATATCTTTTCAGGCTCCAGATGAGGGAACAGGAACAGACGCTAATCTTATTGCTGCTGCTATTCAGGCTATCTCTGAAGGTGACTTCAGTTCTTCTAGCAATGCTACAAGCCTAAACTTTATGACAGGAGCTTCAGAAGCTGCTGCTACTAAGATGACGCTTACTTCTGGAGGTAATCTCACAGTTACAGGAGTTGGAACATTTGCTTCACTCGACATCTCTGGTGACATAGACGTAGACGGCACAAGCAACCTAGATATAATAGACGTAGATGGCGCAGCTAACTTTGCAGCGACTGTGACGTTTGCAGATGGTGTAAATATTATTACTGCTTCAGCAGGTACAGCTAACGTACGCTTGGGTAGCAACGCAGGAACCTCAATAGAATCTGGCGGTAACAACAACGTATGCATTGGCGATGAATCTGGAACGTCACTTACAACTGGGGATGAGAATACCTTTGTTGGTCACGCATCAGGCGATGCTGTGGATAGAGGTCATAATAATGTGGCTATTGGTAAAAACGCTTTAAGTGCTGAGGTATTTGGGTGTAGGTCTGTTGCTATTGGTCACGCTGCACTATTTAGCCAAACATTTTCAAGTGAAACAAATGCTTTAAATGTTGCCATTGGTTTCTCTTCGGGAGCAGCGATAATTTCAGGACAAAATAACACCCTCATTGGTGGATCAGCGGGTGGAGCAATCAATACAGGGGACCAAAACACTATTGTAGGAACTAATGCGGGTGATGCTTTAAACACAGGTAACAAAAATGTAGCTGTTGGCAGAGATGCTTTAACTGGTGGTACAACCTATGATGGTAACACAGCCATCGGTTGGCAAGCATTAAAGGTTGCTGATAATACATCTGGTGCAGATGGAAATAATGTAGCCATAGGTGCTGATGCTGCTTCTGCTGTTACTTCAGGAATAAAAAATGTTTTAATTGGTGTTTCATGTGCAGCTGCTTTAAGAACTGGCGGTGGAAATGTTATGATTGGTCAAGGTACGAATGTAAGTGCAGCAGCGGCAGAAAATCAAATAACTATAGGTCAAGCTATAGCGTGTGACCAAGACTCTCAAGTTACAATAGGTAAAACAAGTAATGTTGTAAAACTTGAGTTTGATACAGACGCAACTTGGACAAGAAGTTCTGATGTTCGTAAAAAGAAAAACATAGAAAACTCTACACTAGGTTTAGATTTTGTTAATGATTTACGTCCTGTAACTTTTGAGTGGAAACCAAACAATGAGTTTCCTAAAGATTTTACAGAGTACAGTGAAAAAAATAACATGACAACAGGTGTAACTATGCACGGTATGATTGCACAGGAAGTTAAGTCTGCATTAGATAACGCAGAAGTAGATAACTTTGGTGGATGGAAAGAAGATAATGATGGCTCACAACGTATAGCTCAAGATATGTTTATCTATCCTCTGATTAAAGCAATGCAAGAGTTATCTGCACAGGTTGATACACTTAAAGCAGAAATTAAGGAGTTAAAGAATGGATAGAACAGATGAGCAAAAAGCTCAAGATTATACAGCTATAGGTAACATTGTAAATGTTATTACAAATGTTATTGCAGGAGATGCTGATGTAATAGGGGATATGACTGTAGCCTATAGAAAAGAAAAAGTAAAAAGAAACTACCAAGCATTAGAAGTTATGAAAGCCTATGACGATTGGGGTTCAGAAAATATGACGGCTGCTACAAATGCAATAGCAGCAGGTAAAACATTCGTAGGCTAAAAGGATATATCTGAATGCCCTTAACGAAGTTACAATTTAAGCCGGGTGTTAATAGAGAAACAACTTCTTATTCTAACGAGGGCGGTTGGTTTGATATAGACAAAACACGCTTTCGGTTTGGGTTTCCAGAAAAGATAGGTGGTTGGTTAAAAGACACGAATACTGCATTTTTAGGCAGTTGTAGAGCTTTGCATCCTTGGTTAGCGTTAGATGGTACACAGTTTCTTGGTATTGGAACTCATCTTAAATACTATATAAAAGAAGGTGGTGGATACAACGATATAACTCCTCTTCGAGCGACAACTACAAACGGTATTGTCTTTGCAGCTACAAATGGTTCCTCTACTATTACAGCTACGGATAATGCTCATGGAGCAGGAATAGGTGATTTTGTAACTATAACAGATGCAGCTACTCTTGGCGGTGTTATAACCGCAGGAGTTTTAAATCAAGAATATCAAGTGGTATCTGTTCCTACTGGTAATACATTTACCTTTGTAGCTAGGGTTGCGGATACCTCCATAGGAAGTATTACAACAACGGCAGGACTAAACCCAGTTCCTGTTGTGGCGAATGCAAGTGACAGTGGTAATGGTGGTTCAGCAGCCGACGCCGCCTATCAAGTGACTGTTGGTTTAGATACTCAAGTTGGAGGTAACGGTTGGAACGCAGGATCTTATGGTCGTGGAACTTGGAATAGCTCCGCCGATCTTAGCGTTAGTGGTTTGACTTTAAGAATATGGAGCCATGATAACTTTGGTGAGGATCTTATACTTAATGCTAGAGATGGTGGAATATTCTACTGGGATAAATCTAGTGGTACAGGAGCAAGAGCCGTGGAGCTTTCGTCTTTATCCGGTTCAAATTTAGCACCAACAATAGCAAAGAAGGTTCTTGTTTCTGATGCAGACAGGCACATTATAGCGTTTGGGTGTGACCCTGAGACAGCAATAGGAACACAAGATCCACTTTTAATACGTTTTAGTTCTCAAGAAAGTTTAACAAGTTGGCGGACGTTACCAACTAACACCGCTGGTGAACTTCGTCTTGGCTCTGGTTCTGAAATTGTAACGGCTATTGAAACACGACAACAGGTTCTTGTGTTTACAGATGAATCACTTCACGCTATGCAATTCTTAGGGCCCCCATTTACTTTTGGTATTTCCGTTATATCTGAAAACATCACAATAGCTGGCCCACTTGCTGCTATAGCGGTTGAAGATATGGTATTTTGGATGGGCAAACAAGAGTTCTATATTTATGGCGGCGGTGTTCAAAGGCTTCCTTGCACCGTAAGAGATTACATCTTTACGGATTTTAATTTGTTACAATCGGAAAAAGTAACAGCAGGAACAAACAATTCTTTTTCTGAAGTGTGGTGGTTTTACCCCAGTAAGAATAGTGTTGAGAATGATAAGTATGTTATTTACAACTATCAACAAAAGATTTGGTACTACGGTAACTTGTCTCGGACCGTGTGGTTGGATAGAGGTATTGAAGTTAATCCTTTAGCAGCAGGAACTGATCATTACTTATATTCGCACGAAAGTGGCTTTGATGATGGCAGTACAGAGCCGGTATCCGCTATAGCGGCGCACATTGAGTCAAGTCAAATTGACATTGGAGATGGAGATCGTTTTTCTTTTGTTAATAGAGTTATCCCGGACATAGCTTTTAGAAACTCTACATCTGAATCTCCTTCCGCAACACTAACTCTCAAGGGTCGAAATTATCCTGGAGGAGGTTACTTGCAAACAGATGCGAACGCTGTTACTCAAACCACCGGAGGAACATCGACTGTTATAGAACAGTTTACCGAGCAAGTTAACCTTCGTGTTAGAGGGAGGTCCCTTGCACTTAGGTTATCTTCATCTGACATAGGCGTTACTTGGCGGTTAGGTTCTCCTCGAATAGACATTAAGCCTGATGGAAGAAGATAATGTCCAGAAATTTAATCCTTCCATTCTTTCCTACTCCTCCCGAAGAGTACAGCCAACAATACATGGCAGAATTAATGAGATCTTTTTCTACTTATTTAAGTCAAATGCAAAACCCCGGAGAAGGAAGACATACTAACTTATCTCTTACAAACCTGCAAACAGATGACCAAGGGCTAACTGTAGGGGACTTGTTTAATTATAGAGATGCCTCTGGAATGATGGGATATGTAAAGATTACGGAGGCAGATAAGTCTCACCTTAGAGGAATAACAGCGACGGGCGGAGTTGGAAGTGTAACGGTAACGACATAATCGCACTAGAAAAGTAAAAACAAGTCTGATAGGATGTTTTAAATACAGGAGAAGATAAGAAATGGGCATTGATCTACTAAAAACATTAGGCACCTTGGTTGGAATGTCTGTAGGTGGACCCAGTGGAGCAGCGATAGGTGCCGCTCTTGGAGAGGGTATTTCTTCTGGTGGAGATTTCGAGAAAATGTTACAAGCAGGGGTTGGCACTCTTGTTAATACTCAAGCGTATGGAAACTTAGGTCTTGCTGCAAATCTTTTGAATAGTGGTACATCTTCTGGCGGTGGCGGTGGCGGCGGTGGTGGACGACAGGTGGCACAGCCAGGCGGCGGACAACAGCCAGCACAAGGACCTATGGGAAACATGACCGGAATGATCCAAGGCGGTGGCGGAATAACAAACTTATTAAATATAGCAGGTCTTAATAATCCTCAAGGACTAGCGATGCTAGATTTTCTTTCAGAGAAAAACAAACCTTCTGCAACAACTCCGCTTCAAAGAAGACAAATGCAAACGGGAGAAAGACTTCCTGATTATCGAGGAACAGCGGCACCTGACATGAGGGGCCAAGGTCTTCGGTCCATGAACATGGGTGGGATGATTGAAGGACCGGGGACCGGGACAAGTGATTCAGTGCCAGCGATGATTTATCAAAACGGGGGTCCGGTTCAAGAAGCTCGGCTCTCGGACGGTGAGTTTGTGATGACGGCCGATGCGGTTAAAGGTGCTGGGGCCGGGGACCGCGCAGCTGGTGCAGCTAAGATGTATCAGATGATGAATAGTTTTGAAGGGAGAGCATAATGGCTGAAGAATATGTAAACTTATCGGGCCAGTATCTTCCTGAGTATCAAGAGAAATATCTTAAAGATCTTATGGCGAACGTCTATCAGACGGACGAGGATGGCAATGTCTCGGGGATAGCTTCTACGTCTCCTTTGTACGGAACTCCTGTAACAGACGCGGAAGGTAATCCTGTTTATGAAATGGATGAACAAGGTAATCCTCGCCTCGATCAATACGGAGAACAGATCCAACAGGTTCAAGGGGGAGTTCCTCGACCTGATGTAATGCAGATGACTCAAGCTCAACGAGATGCTATTGCTCTGCAAAAGTCAGGCATTGGGCTTTACGAAGACGCAATGAATTTAGGCGCACAAACATTAGGGCAAGGACTTGGCGCTTATCAACAGGGTATGGGTTCTCTTGGAGGAACAGCAGAACGATATGATCCTACAAGCTATAAAGAATTTTACGACCCTTTTGTAGGAGAAGTAATTGATCAAACATATTCTGACCTTGATGAGGCTCAAGCAAAGGAACAGGGAAGGCTTGGTGCCGACACCGTTGCAGCTGGTGCCTTTGGTGGTTCTAGACAAGCAATACAACAAGCTCTTCTTGCTAAAGATACAATGGGCCAGAAGGCAAAGTTTGGTTCTCAACTAAGGTCTCAGGCATACCAACAAGCACAACAAGGAGCTCAGTCCGCCTTTGAAAACCAACAGAACAGAGGTCAACAAGCAGCACAAATCTTTGGTCAGCTGGGTCAGGGCATTGCCGGACTTGGCGTTAAACAAGCGGCACTTGGAGAAGCAGCACAAGGTGCCGCTCAAAGAGATGTTAATGCATTGTTTAATGTTGGATCGATTGAACAACAACAGCAGCAATCTGAGTACGATGTACAAAGAAACGCAGCGATAGAAGAAGCATACGAGCCCTTTCAAAGGTTCTCGTATATGTCCGACATCTTTAGAGGTGTTCCTTCTACGCAACAAACAATGACAACCTCAAGTATGCCAAGACCAAATCCTATGAACATGGTGTATAATACATTGGGAGGACAAAGTTCTTCAATGGCTGGGTTGGGTGGACTTCGTAATGTGAGTGGATCGTAAAATGGCAATGCAGGACGTATACAATAGAAGTCTTTTTAAGAACAAAGACAAGAGTGCTCGAAACCAATTAAAGAAAATGGGCGGCATCATGGAATCCTCTGAACAGCTTATGAACGCTGTCTCTGGTATGGGTGCCCCGAGTGCCACGGTAAGGAAGATGACGGGCCAAGGATCTCCAGGAGCTGTTCCGTATAACCCAATGGCTCCTAGACAAATGGGAACGCAACCTCAAATGCAAACACCCAATCAAGCGAAGATGCCTCCTCAAATGCAAAGACCTCCGCAGATGACCATGCCTCAACAGGGAATGCCAATGCAAGGTATGCCTCAACAGGGAATGCCTCCTCAAGGTATGCCAATGAGAATGGCTGCAAAAGGAGGGATGTTAGGCATAGCTAACTTAGCAGACAAAGGAAGATTTGGAGACACGGAACTTGTTCATGTTAATCAACAAGAGAAAGACATGCTACAGCAAATGGGCGGCAGCGGAACAATAAATCCTGCGACGGGACTACGAGAATACAACCCTGCAATAATTGCACAATTATTAAAATCTGGAGTTAAGCTAACAAAAAATCAATTAGCAAAAATTGGAAAAGCTCCTTCTACAGCAGCACAAAACAAAGTGAGCCCTTGGAGCAAATCAAAGGGTATTCCTTCTGCTCGTCCCACTCAAGGATCGCCAGCTCCTACCGGGGCTCCAGCTCCTACCGGGGCTCCTCCTCCAACAATGTTGTCAAGATTTAATCCTCGTAACGATGCTGCATTAAAAAAAATGTATGGAACAGCAGCAGGTATGGTGCCTGGTGCGGTTAAATCTTTTGGGTCTAAGGCATTAGATCTCGCAAAGAAAAGTCCGTATACCACTGGTGCAATAGGTATTGGGGGCTCGATGGCACTTAGTTCTTTGTTAGGTGGAGAAGAAGCTGCTACGGAAGAAACAACACAACCGCAAGGTCCTCAAGGGTTAACTCCGCAGCAGAGAGAAGCGGAACGCATTAAGGCCATGCAGTATTTTGCAATGGCAGCAGAGTCTAGCCCCTATGCTCGAGGAATGCTCTATGGTTTAGAGAAGCAAGAAGAATCTAGAAAAGTAGCAGACAAAACTTTTGCTACTGTTCAAGCTGCTGTTCTTGCTCAACAGCTAGAGCTGGGTGAATCCTTTCCAAAAGCAAATGAAATAGCTATGAAGCAAGCCGCCGCTATCGCTCCACTTTCCACAATGGCAATTGGAATTGATCCTCAAACCTTTGCTTCAGCGGAGGCTCCGTACATAAGAGAGGATGAGTAATTGGCAACTGTTTCTCAACTTCGAAAGGCTTTGCCTAGAGCGAAAGCCGCAGGAGATACAGCCGCTGTTAACTCTATATTAAGACAATTACGAAACATGAATGCAAGTGCGTCAGAGAAAGAAATCTTTCCTGTAGAACTTGTAGAGGGCGTAGCTTCTGGTATCATTGGTATAGGACAGGGG